TTATCTAGGGTGGCGCTAGGCAAGTCTGGATTATCTAAGCGGAAAGTAATTGCCCCAAGAGATCCTCTAGGATTCTTGCGCAAAAGAAGCTCTCTGGAGGCAATGTTAGTAATGTCTCCAAGGTTCTTAATGTTAGAGTCAAAGGATCGCTCAAATAGGCCGTAGGTGGCTATGGAGTCCGTATCAGAGACTGTGTAGGTTGATCCGTAGGATGCGCCATAGCGATAGATTAGGCTATTGCGAATACGAGCAATCTGAGTTGTCGATTGAATAGAAGTAGGGATAGCAAAAGAACCATCTACATTTGTGAAGCCATTTGCTGCCAGATAGTTAGATCGATGGTCAGCATCGTCATAATTGACATTCCCATCTTTTCCTTCAAAGATTTGACCTAGTGCGCTAGAAGAAATCTGATCGGTTAAAGCCTGGGATGTAAGTGATGGACTAGCTGCAAGATTGACCATTGTGTAGAAACCTGAGTCAATAGTGCCAATATAAGATTCAGCCTCATCCCATGTGGTCGCTACTGGATAGGTATCCCATGTGACAGTAGGGGTAACTTCTGCCCATGAAAGGTTTAGGGCTGATCCTAAAATGGCACTTATCTGTGCCCCATCTAATCCTTCTGCTAAGGCTGTATTATAGACTACCTTAGATAGTTTAGCCAGAGAGCCTATACCTAAAACTTGACCAGTAGTGACAAAGCCCAATTCATCTGGGCTTTTTACCGCGATGTTAAAATCTGAAACCTCGCCGCCAAACATAGTGATATAAGTGCCACTAGAGTTTTTTAACTCTAAAGTGATTGGCTCTGTGACATTGATAGTAAAAGGTGAGCCATCTGTATTAACAATATCTACTCGACAGTAACCTGCTGTAGCTTGACGATCTATATCTAAACGACCAGAGGCAAAAGACACAGAGGTGACATTTGTATAGACATCATCACCTACAGTCACTCTCCATTCTGGTAGCCATGTCATTAGTAATTTATACCTCGTAAAGTACCACGCTGAACTGCATCGACTAGAACTTGGTCAATTGCTTCTGCGATAGCGTTAGGATCGCCAATGCCAGTGTTAATGTTAATTACATAATTTGAGTTATTAGTATTACTCGGCAATAATTGCTGGCTAAGGCCAGTGTACCCATGACCCGGAGTGGTAGGTATTAAGTTCATGTCAAACTGTCCGCCACCGAATCCCATAGGTGATCTATTAGTGTCACCTGGTATATCTTGCTGACTAGCCCCAGTGTACCCATGATATTGACCGCGCGGAGGCAATCCTAACGGTGGCGGAATCTTAGCAAGTTTTGCCAATTCTAAAGCCATTTCCTTGAGAGTCTCAAGCCATGCATTAAATGGGTTATCAATGTCATTAAGACCCATCATGTCGCCTCGAAGCCTTGCTAACTTCTCAGCATTATTTACCATGCTATCTGCTAGACGAGCAGCAGCGGCCGTATTGCCTTCATTGATAGCAGCTTCTAAGTCATAGATGTCTTTCTTGAGAGCAATTCTAACTCGTTCTTCTTCTGTAAGGTTACCCTGTGCAGCGGCTGCTAATTGGATGCCTTCTTCATCAAAAAGTTTTTGGCCTTGAGCAAGGACTAAAGCAGCCTTGTCTAGTATCGCTTGTTTTTTCTTGTCGGCTGTTAGTTTTTTCTGTGTTGATAATTGCTTAGTTTTTAGAGAGTTCAACTCTTTCTGGCGCTTCAATGCATTCTTCTCTAATTGTGCCAGCGCTTCTTGTTGCTTTTTTTCACTAAGATTTGCTGTGCTAGAAGCCTTCTGTGGAACCGACAGATTGACACCAGCCTGCTTACCTAAGAATCCTTCAAAGATGTTTTTAGGTAATTCTTTTAATGTTCTAAATACGCCTGTAATGCCACCGACCGCTGTGCCTGCTGCCAAGGTAAGTTTGTTAAAGCCAGCAGCTAATGTATCTAAAAAGATAGCCGCATCAGTAGCCTCTGTGCCGCCACCTGCGCGGGCTAGAGCATCTACAAAACCTTTGCCAATAGTCTCTGAAGCTCTGCCTGTTGCTACGGTTAAAACATCCATCTTGAATGAAGTAGTGTCTAGGTAATCTTCAGCTGCGCCTGCTGATCTTCCAAGCACAATGCCTAGAATTTCAGAAAATGATTTAGTAGTTAATTCTGCTCTGGTTAAGCCTGTGTTGTATTTAGCCAATCCGCGAGTAATGCCCACATAGCCTTTACCTAAATCTTCTGCAACTGTGGCAAGGTCAATTCCAGAGGCTCGGCTAATTGTAATGGCATCGTTAAGCAGTTTCTGAGACTGAGTCAATGAGCCAGTAGTAGTGAGCAAACCTTGAAACGCTGGCCTTAAAACATCATCGGCGATTGCTGCTGATCTTTCTAAGTTATCAATGTAATCAGCAATCTGAGGATTAGCAAAGCCAATGCCTAAATTCTCTACTGCACGATTGAGTCTTAATGCAGCGGCTTCATCTTGAGCATAAGCCTTTACCGATGCCTTGCTGTAAGCAAGGACTGCAGTTGTACCAAAAGCAATACCAGCAGCTCCAGCAAATCTTTTAACACTCTTTGTGAGTTTTTGAGTAGCAGTATCGGCTTCTTTGAATGCCTTTTTACCAGTGAACTCCGTTGCAATGTCAATAACTACATTTGCCATGATTAGCCTTTCACCGTAGATCGAGCGTTAAGTTTTTTTGCCGCGATCTGGATTGCTTCTAATACTGCAACTCTAGCTTTACCATTATTCTCATCATAAGCACGAAACAAAGCTCGGCCTCTCATTTGGTTTTGACCACGCATGGCACCGCCTGATTTAGCCATTTGATTTTTTACAAATTGGCTTTCTGGACTTTTACGCCCCATTGTCTCGTAGATCGCTCCGGCGGCGTTACCGTTAAAAACGCGAGCCAAGGATCTAAATCCTCTGCTGTTAGGCTTAGATGGTGAAGTCTTATAGCCAATCCCAGACTTAACAAAGTTAGGATCAAAGGCTGGAAATCTTGCCTCTGACATCTGGCGTGGTAGCCATCCGCTTAGAACTTGACCGCGATCTGGAATGTAACCTTTAGCGGATTTAGTGATGGGCTTTAATGCGCCAGCAATTTCTGTGCGCATACCTTTAGCCAAATCTGGTGTAAATTCTCTAAGTGACTTGCGAAGATTAACGGCGCCTTTGACGGTTGCTGGCATCTTTAATCTCCTTTGCTTCATCCTGTAAGCCTTGTATTAACGCATTTAGCATTACTTTGTCTAACTCTAATAAATGTTGTGGCGCGATCCCTAGCCTTATGCTTAGCCTAGCAATAAGGTAGGTGAACGGGAGATCGCGCTTTAAGCTAAAGGGTCGGAGTCCTCGACACTGACAGATTTCAATGTCTCAATGAACTCAATTCCGAATGGCTTTACAGTCTCACCAGACCTACGAGTAATTTCCCATGCAAGCCAATAAACATCGCTTTGCTTTTCCTCATCGCGGAAAGCTTTGTGGAAACCCTTTTTAGCGTACATTTCGAACGAGTACTCCACTGCTGGAGTAATTTCGCCTTCTAATACACTTCCATCTTGTCGAACGATCTTTAGTCTTGCCATGTTTAGCCCCTTTGTTAGTTGTTTAGAAAGTACCTGATGTGGTTACTGCAACTGTTGAGTTACAGTTCCATGTTACTGACTGCATACCAATATCGCCAACAGCACCATTGATGTCTGTGAGGTTATTTACCAAACATGACATAGTATAGAGAGGATTGGTCGCTGATACTGCTGCTGCCTTATCCTGTAGCAATACAACAGTTACTGTAGTTCCAAAAGCTGCTTGCAGTGTTGGAAGTACGCTTGCTGCTGCTGTGTCATTTAGAAAGTCAATAGTGATAGAAGATGTTTCTAACCCCTTGACAAATTTCTGTGATGAGTCGCCCATCGCCACGACGGACAATTCGTCGAATGTGCGGTTCAAAGTCACTGATTGGACATGATCACTTAGATCGACTGTTGCTACTTTGATTCCGACTTTATTATTCAAAAACACGGCCATGAGATTATTCCTCGTCTTTCTTAGTTAGTGTTGGTTTTGGTGCTGGTGTTGCAACCTGTCCGATCTTGATCAGAAAGGCCTCGTTCTCTTTTTCCCAATCGGACATATTAACTCCAACTCGTAAGGATTGATACGGACATCTCGCAGCTCAGCAGATCGCCTGATGCAGCGTTGAGAATACTAGGTGCGCTTATTGCGCTTACATTATAGGTCAAAGATGATGCGGCGAGCTTTGCAAACACGCCACATACAAAATCTTCTATGCCATTCAAATTGCCCTCGTTATCGTAGAGCATGGTCGTTATGATAATTTTGAAGTTAGCCATAGGGCTAATGGTGATGTGCTGGTTATTGCTAGGTGTCAGATAAGGATCATCTGGAGATACAATCACAGAGTTAGCCAAGACAGTTGCCGGTGGAAAGGCAAAGGTTTGCCACTTAGCGTTATCTACAAGTGCAGTCGCTAATGTGGTTCTAAGGGTAGTAACAGCAACTGGCATTATCCCACCATTGAGCGAGGGTCTAGTGCGTGAGCGATCAATCCTCGCACCTTAGCGAGAAGCTGTGCGCTCATTCGATAAGGGCTTGGCTGGAAATCAATGGCGTTAGAACCTGAGAGAGTAGCGGTTCTTGCTTGCCAGATTTCTACAGATATTTGTAATGCCGCATTCTGGACTGCTGTATCTGTAGTCCAGTCTGTGTATGTTTCGCCTGTTACTGTGCCAAAAGGTTCAATAGGATGTTTTGGCTGTACTACTGTGTGAGTTGTAGTAACAGAAATTGAAAAAGTATCTACTGCTGTGATTGTCTTTGATCCATTGTACTTCGTGCCTGAGTTGGCAATAGTTACGGTCTGACCTACATAAAAAATGTCTCTAACTGGAATGTCAAAGTATAAAGTTCCTGTGCCTACAACATTACTATGCGCTACAGAAAACCATTTAGGAGCCCATAACATTGGAAGTAGTACTGCATCTGATGCATCACATACTTCTTGAAGGGTTGCATCTGGATACAGGGTGCCAACACCAAGCGTAGTGCGTAACTCGCTGACTGTCGTTAGTGCCATTTGCAATCCTTTCTAAAGACTCTGGGGAGTAGAGGGCTACTACTCCCCAGAGCGACTTAGTGAGTTCTTACGCCTTGTTGTTCTTGAATGCGCCAGCTGCAACCTTAGTTGCAATTGCACCGAAGCCATAGTAACCAATAGTTACTTGGCCTGCTGCTGTTGACTCTGCACGCAAGCGGTATGTTGGTGACTCGTACCATGTGTAAGCATCTGGGTTAACGATAAGGATTGTTCCATCGCCATCTCCGCCATTTGTTGGATCTACATACAAGTTAAGACCTGCAACATTACCTGTCAATGATGTTGGTGCAACTGCTCCACCTGCGTTCATTGGCTGTGATGCTGTGTAGATTGGGCGACCTGCATCGTTAAGTGACATAATGTTTGACCATTGTCCTGTTGAT